GTAACAATGTCACCCTCGTTGTACATAGCACCGTTATCATAGGCACCTAAAAAATTCCATAGTGCGTCAGCGCCGGATTGTCCCTGTGGTCCTGGATTACCTTGGATACCTTCCGGACCTGGTTCACCTTGAGGACCTGTAGGCCCTGCCGGACCCGGATCACCTTGATCACCTTTTGGTCCAACTATAGGACCTATGTCATTCCAACTTATTGTACCCGTGTTCCAAAACCATAAATTACCCGAGCTGGTTACAATGTATGCTTCTCCAGGATTTCCTGTACCTGGTAAGTTTGCTGAAAATTCTACACTACCAATTAATGTAACGCTTATACCCTGATCGCCCTGAAGTCCTCGAGGACCTACATTACCCTGTGGACCTTGTGGACCAACATTACCAGTAAATCCGCGTGGACCTTGTTCACCAACATTACCTTGTATACCCTGTGGGCCCTGCGGTCCTGGATCGCCTTGTGGTCCTTGTGGTCCTGGTGTACCTACTAATAAGTTGCCAATGTCTGTTAAGTCAGCAATATCTGTGGGAGCATTAGTAATAGCTGTGTAGTCAATGGTAGCACTAATTGGCTGATTGTTTACCAGTAAGTTACCACCAGTGTCGATACTCAAAGGTACACTGTTAATGTAAATGGTATTGTTACTGACCCACAGATCTTTCCATTGGTGAGTCTCATTACCTAAACTATAAGTTACATTAGCACTGGGAATTAAATTACCATTGATGTAACCAGTGACTTCTAAGTCGTCTGTTACAGTATCGTTAAGTGTACGTATAGTTAAGTGTGTAAAGTGTGCTTTTTGCCCTATTTGATCTTGATCCCCATCAAAGCCTACGGTGTAGATGCCTGCTGGCAGTTTATCGCTAATTGATCGTACGTCAATTGGTGAACCTACAGCAGCATTACCAGAGTAAGAACTCACTGTAACCGATGGAGTTGCCTGCGGATCATAGACAAATTTTATAGTGTACCAATTACCGGCAGCAAATACTGGACTTCCTGGAGCAGTATTAGCAGTGGTACGACCGTACAGTACCGGTATACCAAAGTTACTGCTAAATGCGATACGGGTAGAATTAGTACTGTAACTAAATTGTGGATCCACGTTGCTGTTAAAAATAGCAATACTTTGATCGTCACCTTGGTGTTCAAAGTGTATAGTAGCCACAACTTCTACTTTGTCATCTTGATGGAAACCTACGTTTGTTCTAATAGGATAAGCAGGATAGTTAGCATTACCAGCGAACCACATGCCCTGAGTGTCAAATCCAAATGATGTATCGTATAATAGTTTGTCACCGCCCGGATAGTAGTACATCCAACTTGGTTTCACTGTTAGATCCGACGAAAGATTAGATCTCCATTCAGCACCAGGCCAAGCAGTGTATTGTTCGCTTTGATCTCGGAATGTTAGGTAATTGACCGCTATGTTGCCATTATAACTAGTTAAGTAACTGGCTACGTTGGCATTGGCGTATGATGTTAGACTATCTACCTGCGACTGTAGAGCACTTACGTTTGAGTTTACATTAGCTAGAGAATTAGTTAAGGTAGTACTAAAACTAGCATCGTCTCCCAAGGCAGCGGCTAATTCATTTAAGGTGTCCAATGCGCCTGGCGCACTGTCAATCAATGCTGAAACATTGGCAGAAATTTTAGCATCAACATAGCTTTGGGTAGCATAACTGCCCAAGGTTAGATAAGCGGCTACGTTGGTATTACTGTAAGTGCCAGGTTGTGGATTTACAGACAGGTATTGTGCTACCTGTGTATTTCCGTAACTGGAAATGTTCTGACTGCTTAGGTAAGCAGCTACGTTTACGTTACTGTAGGTTGTACCTTCGATAGTTACGTTGCCAGACACAGCATGACCGCCTGCTGTGACCCCGTCGTGTACATAGACTAAATTAGTATCTGTGTCTAGAACCAACTCACCCAACGGGCCTACATAGGTGCTAATGCTTGCTGTATTACCACGTTTAATTAAGACTTGTTTATCATATGTTATTGTCATTTAAATCGTTCCGCCATCAATTACTTCTGTAGAATCTAATGTCAGTGGCATAGATTCGTACCATCCCGGTAACACCTCTAAGTCTACCATAACACCATAGTTATCGTCGACATACAGCGGACGTTCTTGGTTATTTGATAAGTTTTATATTAAGTTTATATCTACGCTGATCAAGAGCATTGACTACATCACGTGGAATAGTCACTGTGCCTAATCCTTTGGTAGCATCAACCATGGTCACTGCTAGACTTTCTACTGATCCTTGAATTTCTGGATCCTGTATGTCCAACTGAACTGTGTAGCCTGTGGTATTGATAGCTCTTTGATCTTGGTTTTTTATCTGTACTTGTAAAGGATTGTCGATACCTTGATAAATTTTAATTGTACGTGTATACACGATTCTATTCCTTGTGGTAAAGATGGTGGGATCCACAAATTGAGCTAGGACAATGTTAGGATATAAATATGTGTTGATAGTCTGCATCTTGGGATCATCTTTTAACTATTTAGCAAAAAATCAATGGAAAACTCAGTCAAACTTTTATTAGATCAATACCCGTTTTTAAGTTATCTTACCTACGGCGGCAACGAATACATTGGTGTAATACAGAATGCTGACGAGATTATAACCACAATCTATGACTATGCCCTGCTAAAGAACATAGATCAAAAACAACGTTTCTTAGATCTAGCAGATCAATGGTGGTGGGAAAGTAATAGACTAGTGCCTATTAATGTATTCTTAAAACAAGATTGGATTGAATTTAGAGTCTGTTTAAAAACATTCAACAGCAAGGACGTGGTAATACAGCATGGTCCTTATGTTAGTTTAAAAGAAATGGCCAACAAAAGATCTAAGCGTCGTTCGATAACGCTGGTTCGCAGAGTAAGTTAAGATTTACTACAACCAATTGAGCATAGGCAATCGCGTGTGCTTTCTTAAATGAATATTCACCCTCAACTTTATCCCAAACAGTATCACTGACTTCTTTCCAAGTACGTCCTATTAGGTGTCGTTTACCCGGACGGATCACCGCTAAGAACATAGCCAATCTAGGAATAGTATCCACAGGCTCCAGCATTTTAAGTAAAGTGTCATAGTGATTGTTTACGTGAATTAACTGCGCACATATTGCGGGATCATACAGTCGAGTCCAGTCTGGCTCACGCATCAGTTCAACCAAGTGTGCTTCATCACGCACCTGCTTATACACATTGACATTAAGAAAGTCTAGCTTAACATAGCCGCGAGCTTCTGCGTCATTATAGTCTAAACTAGCATAGCCTGTAAATGGATCTACAGGTATAGCTGTAGGATGTACACCTGTGTTATGTTTAACTAACTTACCATCGCGAATAATACTGCTGGGTGTAACGTCCAGCAGAGCTAGAATCTGTTCACGATCAGCGAAGTCTATGTCAATATCACTGTTAAAGTTTTTCAATGTGTAATCCTGCCAAAGGGTCTTGTTTGCTTAATTCAGCCTGTTGATTGATAGTTTCTTCAAGTTTCACAATTTTCTGTTCCAACTTTTCTACTACACGTATTAAGTATAACACATCACTGCGTAGTTGTACAAGTTCTCCGGCCGCACGATCTGTCATAGACCAGCCTCACCTAATATCATCTTGACCCACTCTGTGTCTGCTACATAATCTGAGAACTTGCGTTGCCAAAAGTCGGGATCAATCCACGGCATGATCATGGCAATCTGTTCTTCACCCAAACTGCTAAGAAATTCAACACCGCTGTCACAATTAAAAACAATCCAAGGACTAATACGACCAGTGGAAATGTGAAAGCAAATACGATTGCCATTACCATATCGAAAATAGTCTTTAAATCCGCCTTTAATCTCTGAATTTTCATCTGCGTATTCCTGCATAGTTATTAGCGCACGTTCTAGTGCGTCTTGTACTGCTTCTTTTTTCAAATAAGCGTGTAGGTATTCTAAGTAGACCTTTTCATGTGTCCAGTGATCAAGTTTTTTGTTTTCTTTAATTACCCAATCTATAAACGCACGAGGATTGACCGCACGTACACTTTGTATATGACGTCCAAACTTTACAAAAGCACTGTAGTAAGGACTTTCAACAAAGTCGCTATATGATTTAAGTTTGGCACTGCCCTGTGTCATTTCATAGAAGCGTAGGTATGCCCGAAGTCCAAACTGTACACCTACTTCTTTTTCCTGTTGCCAGCGACGTTTGCTTTCACACAGATGCGCCGCAAGAGTTGATTCCTTGCGGTATTCTTTGCCACAGTACCTACAGCTATAACTACTTAAACTGGGCTTTGATTGACTTGTCGTCCCATCCATGCTTTCTTGCCAAGTCCTCAATATCTCTTCGATCATTTATTTCTGCCAATAGTGCGATTTCATCATCTTTAAGTTCGGGATATAAGTCTTCTAAAAACTTAATAATTTTATTGTTACTGCTGTCTTTCTTTTTAGCTGGTTGCCAGTAGTGATGCTGTTTGCCCATGCCTGGACTAACTGTGGTACAGCTTAACCACTGTAGTTTAGGATGCTTGTTTAGATCAAAGAAGTACTTGTTTACACGTTCATTGGTGGCCATTAGGTAGTAGGCCTGTAGATCACTGGATCCTGCTACACTAGCGCCATAGCGTAACATTAGATATGTACTGAACTTCTTACGCTCTTCATCAGTAAACTTATCATAGTACTGACGATCCTTACGATCGTAGGCAGCCATTTCATTACCAATGTACAACGGATCATTATTCTGAGACATTATCTACCTTTACGTAAGTGGTTAAGTATTTGATCAATGCTCTGCTGCATCTGCTGATATTTACTGCGTAGGCTTTCAAGTTCGTCCTGTTGTCTTTCTACTATGCGCAGTAGTCTATCCACTGCTTCTGTTTGTTCACGTAGTTTTTTATCATGACTCAGTAGGTTTGGGCGCGGTGGCGCATTTGGATCCACTGGTTTCTTTTTCTTTGGTGCGAATTGTAGTGGGTTAAACATCATTATATTCCTTGCTTAACTTATATATCATTATAACATGATCTATTGCTTCTTGTAAAGTGGGATTGGTTAGGGCTAGGCGACGAATTTCACCCCACATCTTATCTTCCTTTATTCTTTCCAAGTCAGATCGCATTTCTTGTTCATATTCTTTGGACCAAGCATCAATTTCAGCGGTGGGCACAAACGACGCTGATAGGTCTGAACCTTCGTACATCATATCGTCTGTTATGACCTTGGGATTAAGTTTGGTTACCATATCTTACCGTAGTCTACTACTTCACTTTGACGGCTAATGTCTTTGACAAAGTAAGCACACATAGGTCGTGTGCCGTCCGAAATAGGTACCGCCAACATCTGTCCTGGTTTGAGTTTAGGAAAGTACCAACGAACATCTTGATAGATGTCTACAATTTCAATTGGTTGAAATTCTGGTTTGAAACTTTCCAACGGATTAAAAGTGTAGGCACTGAATCCGCGATCATTGATACTGGCCAATGGTATAACTTCTAGGTCACCAAAGTCAGGTTCACCAATGAGTATCTGCCAGTCCACAGGCATCTTGACTAAGTTGCCACCAATGTTAAGTACCAATGCTGGACTGTTAAAACTCTCTAAGAAGATTAATGGAATGAAAAAGTAGTCTGGGTTCTTTGGATCGCTATTGTCTAGAATAGCGAACCTTAGATCATCTACCTCATCGGGTATTTCATTCATTTCATATGCTTGATTTTCTAATGTTAAGATATACAATTATTTCCACTCCACTTTTTCGACTACATACGGATAATTTGCTTCTGTGTAAAATTTCTTACGTGCTGTAAGATGCCGTTTGGCAAACTTACATGTTGATGTTAGATCCCAGATCTGTACAAAATCTTTGTCTTCGGCCTTACGAATACCACGCCCTATGCTTTGAATAACCCTAACAAAGCTCTTGCCAGGCTCCACCAAAACCAAATTAAAAATACGGGGGATATTAATACCAACAGCCGCCACACCATAAGTTGCCACGATAACTTTGTCTTCACTCGTTGCCACATCGTCATAGGTTTCTTTACGGTCATCTGCTTTAGTTCCTCCACTAACAAACACAGCATCACGAATTTTTTCTACTAGCTGTCGACCTGGTGCTATACGGTCAACTAAAATAAGTGTGTTACCTGATTCTCTGATACGCTCTACTAGTTCAGCAAAGTAATCTAGTCTGGCTTCAGTTTCTAATAGATAGCGTAGTTCACTTTGATAATCCTTGTATTCTACATGATCTATAAGCTGTAAGATATTTACATGACAATTGGCCAAAACACCTTGCTCTTGAAGTTCACTGGCACTAAGTTTACCCACTACAGGGCCCAGGCTACACAGTAGGCTGACCTGTTCATACATTTCTTTAGGTATAGTTCCAGTTAGACCCCAGCGAATTGGTACATGTGACATTACACCTGTGAGCAGAGTTTTCAGCGCATCTGCTTTGGCCATGTGTACTTCGTCTACCATTACACAGACAACGCCTTCTAAGAACTCACCGATGGTAATGTCTGCTTCGCCACCCTTGGTATTTTTAAGTAAGATGTTTAGACTTTGCCAAGTACAGATAGTGTGTGTACGACCAAACTCTTTGCGATCACCAAAGTACACACCTACGTCTAAGCCCAGGTTAACATAGTCTGCTTCTGTTTGTGTTACTAGGCTTTTGTTTGGCACAATAACAATAGTGCGCCCATGTGCTTCACAGCTATAGCTTAGTGCAGCTGTGATTAAAGTCTTACCTGCGCCTGTGGCTACTTCTTGTAAGCACTGTGGATTCTCTAAGAACCGGTTGATGATTTCAATTTGATAGTCACGTAGTACCACAGGTTGACCTGCCATAGGATGTTTAGCTGGCCAAACTTTGTGTGCGAACGTTGCTTCTGTTACTTGATCAAAGGTATACTGTGTGTTGTATTCACGCAGATCATCTAAAACAATTTCATAACCACGTTCATCTAAGTAAGGAATAATTTCAGGCAATAGATTTACATAGGTACTGCCTCCCAATTGGAAGAATGCTACTTTACCATCCCAACGACCTAGTCTGACCGAGGGTTGATACCGTGCGCCTGGTATTTCATACTTGAACTTGTTGGTCAAGTGTTTGCGTTCGTGTAGATCTAGGCCTTCAATCTTTACATTAACTTCATCTTTAATAATTAATCTGGCTGTGGCCATTAGTCTTTTTCTCTCAAAGGAATATAACTATAGTGTATGATTTTTTCCGCACGAGTCATCCACTCCATGCGAGCTCCTCCATACATCATCTCTACTGTGCTGACTAACAATGGTATTGGCCACTGCCACACTTTAGGTATCTTGTTAACATAGATTACTTTGGTAGTCCAAAAGTTGTAGTCAGGTGTTTTGGTCTTACCCGCAGGGTCAAACTTTACTATTTCACTGTCTGAAAATCTGCTCAGATCTATTTGCTGGGTTGTACCTGGATTGTATATGTATACAGGCCAACGATCTGCTAGTTCAGCATAGTCAAATATTAGATCTAAACTACCCGATTCTGTACTAGGTACATGTATCATACGTTGATCGCCAAACAAATTTAGCAGTTCCGGGAGCTCTATCTCAGAGTCAATTGAGTAACCTAACACACCAGCAGCATCAGCCAAACGAACCAAATTATCCTTGCCAAACCCGCCTAGTTTAGTTTCAACGTATTCTACTAGACTTGGTGCGGCATTGGTGATAGCCAACTGTTCACCCTGTTGAACTAGTTTAATCTCATAGCGAGGATTTTCAGCAGATATAACTTTAGTATACAGATCTACTACATCAGAATCAATCTCAAACTTGTTCATTTGTCCCCAGGTCACTAGCCAGTTTACATTATACTCAGTGACGCCTAAACGCCACAGTTTGGCTTCGGGATCCCATTGACTGCGACCCTGCGCTGAATCTTTAAGTTTTCTAAAGTCCTCAATCCACTGACTGTTATAAGGAAACTTGGCCAGTAGATCATCACCTTCGCGCCAGATACGTAGACTACGGTCAACGGTTCGTAGAGGAAATCTCCACTGTGGATTTTCTTCTACAGGACTGATATCTATACCGTACTTGGCAAACTGACGTTTGTATTTTATCACTAGCTTAACTGCTAGTTCGCCCTGACGATCTGTTAGAGCCTGACTACTCCATAAGGTACTGGCAGCCATGCTTTCAACTATCTGTACATCATACCGAGCCAGGCTAAATGTATACTTGCCAGAGTTAAAAATAACACCAGATCCAGGATCATAGCCTGCTAGCATTTCGATGTAGTCTTCGACGTGTGTAAACTTTAACATACTATTAGTATATGGTATTCAATCCTGAAAGTCAAGAGAAAAAGAAGCCCAAATGTTTCCACTTGGGCTTTAAGGCTATCACACTAGGAGCTAGACAATAGGAAGTGTGATAGGTATTACAAAAATATTTAATCTAAACCTACGATGTTACCCTTAGAATTGATATCAATACGTTCAGCGTTGGGCCGTTCTGGCAGTCCTGGTAAGGTCATAATGTTACCACAAACTGCTACAATAAACTCTGCGCCTGAGCACAATCTCAATTCACGTACTGTGAGTGTGTGCCACTTGGTAGCGGCTTCTTTATTTGCGGGATCATCACTGAAACTGCTCTGTGTTTTGGCTACACAAATAGGATAGTTGCCGTAGTGCTCTTGAAGATAGTCTAAATGGGCACTAACTTTAGCATCCATGCTAACACCACTAGCACCGTAGATGTTACGTGCCACAGTGTTGAGTTTATCCCACAAAGTATCTTCATCTTTATAGGTCAATTCCATGATCTTTTCTGACTCATCAATGGCCATGATAACTTCGTGTGCTAAGTCTACAGCACCTTTGCCACCATCTCGGTAGTGTGTGCTTTCCACTGCTTCGATGTTAAATGTGGATTTAACGTGATCAATTAGTGCTCGAACTTCCGCATCAGTATCATCACTAAAACGGTTCACAGCAACCACACAAGGTAGGTTATAATGCGTTTTAATGTTAGCTATATGTTTGTCCAAGTTATCATAGTTACCCCAGTGTTTAACTGCCCTAACAGTAGCTACAAGTACCACAGCATCAGGCTTTAATCCGCTTTTACGACACTTGATGTTAATGAACTTTTCAGCACCTAAATCAGCGCCAAATCCAGCTTCTGTTACTACATAATCAGCTAGGTTAAGGCCTAATTTAGTAGCAATCACCGAGTTACAGCCGTGTGCTATATTAGCAAATGGGCCGCCGTGTATCAACGCAGGGGTGCCTTCTAAGGTTTGAACTAGGTTAGGTTTTACAGCATCTTTTAACAAGGCTGCCATACTACCTTCAGCCCGTAAATCTTTCGCAGTAACGGGCAGATTATCTAGTGTATAACCAATGGTAATGTTGCCCAATCTACGTT